TCTCGCAGGCACAATACGACGAGTACAACAAGAACGATAATACGCGAGGAACTGCCCTTAAGCGATTTGCTGATAGAAGCGATGCACAGGCAACTGCTGCACAAAGACTAAATACCGTTTACGAACGACGCACCAAAGTCATTGAAGATATGACAGGAATGAGCGGCAAGGAAATTGACCGCCTAGCAATGTCATTGGGCGTGAATCTGTACGACGCAACAAAAGACTTTAACGAGGTTCTGGTGGAACTTGGTTTGACTGTTGTCAAGACAGCAGAACAAATCAACATGGACCTCAATCAAGCAATGGTTAATAATCTCACGGTATTTGATGAGGTTGTAAAGCGCCAAAAAGCGCCATTGATTCTTGACGAAGCGGCAAAGGCATTCTCAATGAATAGGCGAGCCTCTGGTGGTGGACCAGTTGACATGGAGGACCTCGGCTCTTTCATGAAGACTGCTGCAGAGCAGATGAATATCATTAGTGGTGGCGACACCATGAAGACCTACTTTGAACTGCGCAGGCAGTTTGGCGAAGGCGGGCAGGCCTACTCCCAAAAGGGCGGACCTCTTGAGGGTATGGGCGCAGACATTTATGCAACTGGAAGCGCCTCGCGTGTAGCGATGAATGATTTCTTCGGCAAGCAAGACCAAGCAATGCAGGGTGCGCTAAAGGGCCAATTCACCGCAAAAATGGCCGAACAAGGAATTATGCTTGGGGCAGGCGGCGTGCAGAGTATTGCAGACCAATTCAAGGGTCTTGACCTTGACTCCCAGCAAAGATTTGCCACTGCGCTTAGCAGCGGTGAACTTTTCAACACCCAGGGAAGCATATCTTCCGCCCTTTCCAGTTACGGAATATCAATCAATCAACAGGATGTCAAAACGCTTAATACTGAAGATAAGGCTTTCTATTTGGCTGACCTAACCGAAAAGCAGGCCTTGGTCGCAGACGAACAGCGCAAACTTATTGAGGAACAACGGGCTTTCTACAGTCCTGAATCTTCGCAGCGCCCAGAATGGTGGAGCAAAGAAGCCCTCACGGAAGTGTTTAAGGCTGCTGGCATTGATGACACATTTACTCCGCGAGGCAAAGGAATTGGCGATACAACATCTTCACGACTTGTGCAGACACTATCTCGCCATAGCATGATGAATGCTGGTATTGCTGGAAAACGAAACATTACATCGTCATACAGAACAACTGGTCTTGGCTCAATCAACTCTGACCATGTGACTGGTCGTGCTTACGACCTAGTCGGCAATCAACTTGGTATGTATAAGACAACAGTTGAACGAAATGGCGGATTTGCTGAATTCCACGGTGGCTCACAAAACCGTCACCTTCATGTGGTCCCAGGCCCAATGGGTGATACATCAGTTCCATCCATGAGCCGACCTATCGTGCAACAAGTAAATTCAAATGATTCTGCTCGTAGCGGTGGAAATACAATTAACATCAATGTCAGTGGTGGAAATACCGAACAAATTGTTCAGCAAGTAAAAGCACACCTTGACAGAATGAATCGCGAAGAAATGTACAGGAGATAGTCATGGCATATCAGGGCCAGACCATAAATATCGGTGGTTTCACTTATTTGGAAACAGACTATGTCATTACAAATTTCAACGAGGAAAACAGAAAAATTTACGGTGATAAACCAAAAGTTTTTGTAAGAAGCAACGATTTAACAACCAATTATGTTATTGGTATTAAAGATAAAGTTTTAACAGCAGAAGTAGTCAACAAAAATACGGTAGACCCAAAATGTTCTGTCTCTGGAACCAAGGTGACTGGCAAAGATGGGCGGCGAGATGTTGATGATGTTGTTTATACGGCAACTCCAGTATTCAAGGCAAGGGGCTTAATAAAGGCTGGGCCACTTGCTACGACATATGCAGAATACAAATTAGGTGAAGAAAAACTTACAAATATATCTTTGCAAGATTTGCTCAATAGGTTTAATGCATACCTAGCAAGCGGCGCCAGGGGTAGTTACGATTCTGGACTAGCACTCTGGTTTAAGGCACCTGGGCGCTCTGATAATAAATTTCAATTATTGCAAACTCGCGACGATGTTGTAAGAGCCTATCAATCGCATTTTATGCACGAAGATGAATTGAATAGGCAAGCGGTTACATCAATAACTGGAGCAACTGGAACTGCATTTTATTCTGCTGGAAATGGTGGCTATGTAGGAGAAGGCCAAGGCTTGTGGAGTATGTATAAAAAGCGCGGTCTCAGCGATGATGCAATCAGACGCGAACTGCTTGATATGGGTTATACGCAGGCTCAAATAAATATTGCTCGCAATCAGGCGTCAGTTGTATCGCTGCAATCGCCAGGGGATGATGCAAATAGCGGCGCTGGCGGCGTTGGCGGCGGCGCTGGCGGTTCAGGTGGCGGCAGCGGCTCAGGAGGCGGAAACGGTTCTGGGGGCAGACAGGGAACAGTTGACAACGGGCTATTTGAGTATATCCCTGGAGTCGTCTCAAGTATACAGATTCAAAGAAGTCGTAACATATTTGCAGACAATTTAACATCTGACAGAATCTACAAACAAGCAGATGATGCTTCTGACTTCATGCTTGAACCACAAATGTTTCAAATTTATGCAACTAGTTCAACGACTGGAACCACAAACTATAGATACAACAGATTTGTATTTGAACAAAAACCAAATGAAGTTCAATATGCTGGCCTTGGAGGCGAGTGGGTAAGTGTTGACAGAAATGGCGGATTTTCTTTTGTTGACTGGAAAAAATTTCAATTATTAACTATGTCTTTTTCTTTTGTCATTGCGAACGAGGATGATGGGCTATTGACTCATGTTGAAAAGAAAATTGAAACTTTGCGTAGGATTGCGCAAACTCCCTACCCAATTACATTTTACAATTTTGACGATATGTTTACCTCCCAATTCAGATACGACACTGGGAATACACCTCGTGGAATCCAATTTGTTATAACAGATTTGTCAATTACGGCGCAACGACGAAATTCACTGATGCAAATTACTCGGGCACAGGCAAATATTACGGTTCAAGAGTTTCCTATGGAAAAACAAGATTTAATATCAATGCCAAAACTTGTGCATACTCCTCCAAGAATTCCTGGACAACCAACCCCCGAGACAGAACCGAGTCAGCAACTAATCAGTGAAAATCTTTCAACTGGATTTATTGACGATAAATGGCTTAACCCACCTCCGACGGAACCAGTAGTGGAGCCATAATTTATGCCATCTGGTCCATCTAATTCAAGTATTACGGTTGAGTCTCCCGACATAGCAGAATTGTCGTATGACGACATCGTTGCTAATCAACCCAGGTACGAATTGCAAGGTTCTGAAAGACTAGTTCCTTTAATTTTTGTTTATCCAGAAAAATCTTTTGTTACGACTCTGCATAACAACATTTTGTCACTAAAAGTCAGTTTTACGCTTGATAGTGCTTCTGCATTGACATTTGATGTAGTTGACCCAGGTTTTGAAATGGCGCAAAGAAATTACTTTCAAGTCGGTCAAACTGTAATTTACAAAAGTCAAAATATCCGCAATGTAAGCAGAACATCAATTGGCTTGGCCCCAGAATATTGGGGTTACCCGTTTGAAATCGCCGATGTCACATACGAGCAGTCAAATGGTGCTTCGCCGATAGTGAGAATTCAGGCCTACACGAAAGCAATACAGCAAATGAAGAGGGACAGAAAACCAGGTGTAATAACTGGAACCAGTACTTCATTTGTTGAAAATGCAGCACGAAAATATGGCCTTGATTTTGTTGGCCAGCAGACAACAAAGACGGCAAACATAACCACCGCTTCAGGTGACAAGCAAGCAGATTCTGTTTGGGATGTAATAAAAAGAATTGCTGGAGAAAATAAATTTGTTGTTTTTGAAGCAGATGGAACGCTTTACTTCGGAAGCCAGAAATGGCTTTTACATAAATGGGGCCTTGAAGAATATACCGTTCAAAAATGGGTGCCTAAGCAAAGAAAAAATGTTGACGAGACAAGGTATCACTCGTATCTGACATACCCATCAACGGTTGACAATCTTACTGGGGTTGCCTATGACACATTCAAGTTGTTGCAACTCCCAACCATGCACAAGGCAGAAAACGACCCACATGAGACTGACGGCTCCTGCATTGTTGAGCGGACGAACGGCGTAAGACTGCGCCCTGGCATGACTGCATTTGTTGGGAATGTACCGTTCCTGAACGGCAATTACCTAATCACATCGGTTGATTATGAGGAGATGAGTCCAGACCCAGTAAGCGTGCAGTTTAGGACTCCTGAATTGACAGACAAGGAAATTAAACAAATCAAACAAATTGATGTTGGTGTAATATATCCAGGAGCAATTGAGTTCCCGTCGTCATTTAATAATATTGCACTTTCTGGGTCTTTTAATACTGCTGGCTCACAGCAATCAAACACCACTAGACAGTAACTGGAGGATTTATGCAAAACGATATTCACCGCGGCAGGGCAGTCTCGTATGCGGCAAGCCTTAACGGCGTTTTCGTTGGGACTGTTGTTTCCGCTTCCAGCGGCCTGCCTTCAATCAGAATAAGTGCGCTTGGGGACATTGTTTACAAGGATGTTCAATTTGTTGGCCGAACTGAAACCTACGCTCTTTCCGCTGGGGACGAAGTTCTTTGCACATTTGTAGACAACTCAACGGAGAGAATATTCATAATTGGTGCAGTCTCTAAAAAACAGGATGTATTCGTAAGCCAGGCTGATTTTGATGCACTTGAACTTCGCGTTCAAGCGCTAGAGGCATAGCAAGCGTTGTGAGATAATTGATTTGGTGAATTTATGGACATACTAAAATTTCCTTTATCGTTTGACAATGACGGCAGCATTTCAAAACTGCGTCAAAATTCAGACGGTTATTTTAAGCAGTTGATTAGTTTCTGCATTTTGACTGAGCCAGCGTCATTGCCGCTGACTCCAGACTTTGGCGTATATGACCCAACTTTCTCTAAAGTGTCTCCAGAAAAACTTGCCCTATCGGCTTCAAAATTTATTCCAGAAGTGCAAATCCAATCACTTGGTGGAACAATAAGTTCAGATGACGGAACAATTTCTGTTAAATTCATTTACAACAGGTAGGAACAAAAATGCCAATTGATTTCACTCAATATATTGACTTGCGGCCACTTGATGTCCAGCCTGCAGATATTTATTTGGACTCAATCGCTGTTGCGCGTGCCGTCCTGCCAGACTTCTCGCTAAGAGTTGGAACACCAGAAGATGCAATGTTCCAGGCAATCTCATACATGACAGCACTAAATGTTGGCGCAATAAATAGAATCCCAAACTCATTGATGATGGGCATCACAAAGATGATTGGCGCTCCAGTTCATGAGGGAACTCGCGCCACCCTAACTGCTGAAATTACTGCAATTTCAACAAACGGAACAACCATCCCATCAGGCACCATCCTCGCTCAAGAGGTGGTTCAGAATGAGCAAGTTGTTCAATATTTGTACTACACGGACGATGTATTGGTAATCAATGCGGTTGGTATAGATGACCCTCTGCCAACTGGGACCGTATCGTGCACATCAGTCACAATCGGCTTGGTTCCAGATGTGAACATCAATGACGAATTGGTTGTTTTGTCGTATGACCAGTCAATTTATTCTGCAAAATGCAGTGGGGATTTTGCGAACGGAACAAGCATGGAGTCAACCAATGACTTTTTGTCTCGGGCCATTACATACATACAATCGCTGTCTGTTGCAAATACAACAAAAAGCCAGTTGCAAAGTTTCCTGGTTTCAGCATACCCAGATTTGATTACGCGAGCAAAAGTCTATGACTTGACCGACCCAGAGGGCTCGCTTGATGTTGACGAAAGCGATGTTGCTGGTTATGCAACCATCTATGCCTATGGCCCAAATAGGCTTTTGACGGCTGACGAAAAAACTGACATAAAAAATGATGCCGTATCAAGGTCTGTCGCTGGCATCACCCTGGATGTATTAGACCCGCCGCTGCTTAATTTCTTCATTAATGCAACCGTTCTTTATGACTCATCCGTGACATCAAGCGCCTTGTCTTCTCAAATCGCTGGGAACCTTCTTGAGTTGTATAGTCCACTGAATGCTCAGTACACAGAAGAAAGATTGCGTTACAACACTGTTTTGAATGGCATCCAACTCAACTCGCAGGTAATCCATGTAACAGCGCTTTCAATTAGCAATACAAGAACAGCGTCTATAACTGGCGCAAGCGTTTCTGGAACTGCCGTCACATACACGGCAAATAATAATTTCAGCATTGGACAAACGGTTACTGTTACTGGAATCACCCCTTCGGGTCTAAATATTTCCAACAAGATTATTACTGCACGAAACGCAACAACATTCACAGTTGGCGTCTCTGGTGGTGCATCTGGTTCCTACTCCTCTGGAGGAACTGCGACCGTGACGCTTCCTGGATGGAGTGGGGCAGATGGCAATGACCTTCTGTACGACAAAAAGGGAAGCCTCCTGCAATTAACCGAAGGAAACATTCTTTTGACGCTAGAGGCATACGCAAGTTGATATGGCATACAGTCAATTAACCACTAATCTGATTTCTCCTAGAAACAGGCTGGAATCCAGGATTGCTACATCTGGAGGAACTCTGGAAGTCCAGAGCCCTACTGGGTACGAGCATGACTGGACATTCACGAACGCTTCAGCGACAGTGGTTTCGGATACATACATCCACCCGCTTCAATACTCTTTTGAAATTCTTCCAATTGATGAAAATGAACCAGTAGTAGTTTCATTAACTAACTTCCCAGCAGAACCAGCAGCAGTAATTCAATCGCTTCTTCAATTTCATTCCAGATTAAAATGCTCGCGAGTTTTGACAGTTGAGACCATGCTGGATGACCAACATGGAGCGGAATCAATATATTCCAACACAACATTTGCTGGTAACTGGTCAACCGCATGGTCTGGGCAGTTGCTCATGTCAGACCACGACCCTTCTGAATTCACGGTAAGTGTCACCATCATGGGCCATAGTGGCTCAAAAATATACATGTCGCTGCCGACACTTGTTGACGATGTGTCTTTTTATAACAATCCATTTGTGCAAAATGGACGGCGCAATTTACCTACATTTATGTGGGATAAAGACAAAGAGCAGGTGTTCCCGCAGTATCCGTTTTATAAACTGATGCACGCATTGACATATTACGCTGGAATTGCCAGCCAAATGTCTTCAAACTTTTACAGGTTTAGTCAGTCTGAAATCTCTGCGAAATTCGGCAGCAACCCGATTTGGGCAAATAGCGTATTGGTTGACGCAGACTATGTTGATAGCGACTACGAACAGTGGCTTGCTCAGTTTGTTGGAGCAAAACTAATCAGAAGCATCACGGTTAGCGGTAACGAAATAATTCAAGACCCTGACGCTTTTGCTACATGGCAACTGAAGACCGCATATCTTGGACGCGAGGCTGGAACGACTCAGGCGCTTCGTGAAACGGTCAAGCAAGTCTTGACTGGAAACAAAGTTGTTTACATAATTCCAGGTGGAACATCTTTTACCATAAATATTTACACTCTCACCGACGAGACGCCTGGTGTTTCTTCTGTTGGCGACACAAGCGTTGAAGTGTTGACGATTGCCAACTTGACCCGCCCCCTTGGGTTTGAACTCCATCACGAAGTATTTGACGAGTTGCCGCTGCTTCTTGACGACCCTGATTATGGAATTTTGGACGAGGCTGTTCTTGGCTCTAGCGAGTATGCTCCAGTATTCTTGCTCGGAAGCCTGAGCGCTGGTGTTCTTGATACAGCAGTACTCGCGTAGTGGTAAAATTGAGTACCAACGAAACGGAGACACTATGAGCACAAAGTTCATCAAAGACGCAGTTGAGCAGGCAGCAAAAACATTTGTTACCGCATACCTCGGTGCTTGGATTGCTGCTGGTTCAGATTTTGATGCATTAGTTGACACTGCAACTCTCAAGGTTGGAGTTGTTGCACTAGCAGCATCAATTGCAATGAGCATGGGCCTCAAGAAAGTCGGACCAAACAAGGATTCCTCAAGCGTCTTGTAGTCATTCCTCCTGCCAGCGATGGCAGTATTGGCTTACAATTGGGGCGCGGGAAAATTAGGAGCGCGCATCTATGCTTGCAGGAACTTACAACATAACTTGTCAGCAGGGGGCTACATTTTCGCGTTTTATCACAATGCGTTACCCTGACCCTGCGTCGCCTCCATCCGACCCTACATACCTCCTGTACGACCTGAGCGGGTACGAGGCCCGCATGCATGTGCGACGGACTGTTGACTCATCCACGACCCTCATAGAACTTTCAACCGATGATGGGAGCATTGTTCTGGGCGGAGAAGACGGAACGATAGAACTAACAATAAGCGCAGAAGATACGGCATTGCTCACGAGTTCTGGTGTATATGACCTTGAAATAATTTCTGATACTGGGGTTGTCAGCAGAGTTCTGCAAGGTGCATGGCGTCTGTCGCAGGAGGTGACCCGATGACAGTGACAAACTCCGTTCCCAATCAGGTAATTATTGAAGACTCTGTTATTGATGTAAATGTTGACGAAGAGGTCCCTAGTTTAATTACCATCTCTACGGTTGGTTCCGCAACTGTTCGTCGCCACATTCACACTCAAGCAAGCGCATCATCAATATGGACGATAAACCATGTCCTCGGTGGATACCCGTCTGTAATGGTTGTTGATTCAGCAAAAAGCGTTGTCGTTGGTGACATTTCATATGTAAGCAACACGCAAATTGTAGTAAACTTTAGTTCTGCGTTCTCTGGATATGCCTACCTCACTTAAGGATTACTCATGGCAATGAAATTTGTTACAAATCTTGATATCAATCAAAATCAACTTCTCAATGTAACTTTTGAAAAGGTACCGACCGACCCTTCAAGTGGCAACTTTGAAGGTCGGATGATTTATAACACAGCCACGGACACCATCAAGGTCTACACGGGCAGTGCATGGAAATCCTTGCCACACACCATTTCTGCTGGTGGCTCGCATACAGATGCCCTCACCATTACAGAGTCAAACGGAACAGTAACCTTAACCCTGAACCTTGCTGACACTGATAGTGCTGGTTTGCTCTCCAGCACATTCTGGAACATGCTGACTGATGCGACATCCGATGCAACAGCAAGCAAACTCGTTAAAAGAGACGCAAACGGTAATGCAAAAGTTGCCACACCAACAGACGCTGCACACATTGCCACAAAGGGCTATGTTGATGCCGCCCGTCAAGGCCTTGATGTCAAGCAATCTGTTCGTGCAGCGACTACTGGACCGCTTACTGTTGCAACAGGCCTTGAGGCAGGGGACACCATTGACACGACAGTAACTCTTGTTGCTGGCGACCGTGTTCTTGTCAAGAACCAGAGCACCGCATCTGAAAACGGTATCTATGTCGTTCAGGCTTCTGGCGCTCCTGTCCGCGCGGCCGACGCCAATGGAACCGCAGACACTGGAACCGTATCTGGCGGAACATTCACCTTTGTTGAAGAAGGAACCGTAAACGCAGACAGTGGCTGGGTTGTTTCCACCAATGGTGCAATTACCGTTGGAACAGATGCAATGAACTGGGTTCAGTTCTCTGGTGCTGGTTCAATTGTTGCTGGTAGCGGTCTTTCAAAAGACGGGAATACCTTAAATGTTGGTGGAACCGCAGACAGAATCACCGTCAATGCCGACACTGTTGACATTGCGTCAACCTATGTTGGTCAATCATCAATTACGACACTTGGAACAGTTACTACTGGTACATGGGACGCAACCACAGTCGCAGTAACCGCTGGTGGTACTGGCGTTGAGTCATTCACGGATAATGGAATCGTATACGGTGATGGCACAAACGCGCTTGATGTAACCGCTGCTGGAACTCAATATCAAGTCCTCCAGGCTGGTTCTGGTGGAGTTCCAGAATTTGGTGCTGTAAATCTTGCGCAGTCAGCCGCTGTAACTGGACAATTGCCAATTGCAAATGGTGGTACCAACGCAAGCACTGAGTCTGGAGCGCGCACAAACCTCGCTGCTGGTGGAACGCAGGGCGCTGGAGTAAGCACCCCAGTCCTTTCGCGCAAGGTTACAAAGGCCGTTGGTAACGGAGCAGATACATCGTTCACTGTTGTTCACGCCTTCAATACGCGCGAAGTAATGATTCAGGTTTACGATTCAAGCAACTACGACACCGTTATTGCCGACACCGTAAGAACAGACGCAAACACTGTTACTGTTTCTTTCTCAACTGCTCCATCATCTGGCGCATATACAGTTGTAGTAATCGGTTAAGACATAGCACCTTGAGGGGTGCGACAGACATGAAGAGACAGTTGAGGCTGTATCAATGACAAGATTTGTAGGGACACCGCTACGCGGAACAGAGTTCTCAAGCGCTAGTGATGAGGCAATCTCCGCGCGAGTTGGCACAGACTCATACCCGCGAATCCGCATTGATGCAGGCGGAAGAATCACATGGGCTTCTGGCTCAGCAACTGGTGACACGACCCTTTACCGAGATAGT